AGGCGCGCGCACCGCCCGCTCTCGTCGACGCACGACGGATAGCTGCACGACGGGGCCGGCGCGGGCTCCGGTTCCTGCTCGCCGAGGGCGCGCAATACTTCTCGCGCGACGGCTTGCGCGGATTGCTCGTCGCCTTCCGGCTCGCGCGAGATATCTCGGAGAGCGGCGATTAGCAGTCGCCTCTCGGCGCGGAGCACGTAGGCTTCCGCAATCAGCGATTTGCGATCGAGTCGGTCGAGATCGGTCATAACGCTTGCGCCTCCGTTCCGGCTATCGCGACGGGGCCGGGCTCCGGGGAGGTCTCGCGCGACTCGAGGTTAAGAGGTGTCGGCAGCCTGCTCGCCGGCCGACGCGGCGTAACCGATCCCGGCAGGCTCGGGTGGGGTTTCACTTCTGCATCCATCGGAGAACGGCGACGAGCGCGACGAGCACGACCCAGATCGCGAGGATCTCGCCGACCGCGTTCACGACTCCGAGCAGGATGCCGAGCTCGATCACGGGAAGGCCCGGGCGAGGCGGTACTTGGCAAACCTCTTGCCGCCGCGCATCTCCGTCTCCGTCTCGATCCGGAGCCCGGTCGCTCGGAGGTCCGCGATGCGCGCCGCGAGGCGAAGGCATCCGAACTGCCGGAGCGCGGCGAGGGGCGTGACCTCCTCCCCGGAGAGAAGGGCGTCGCGGATCATCGCGCACTGCGACTCCGGCCGATCGCGCTCCGCCGCCGCGCGGGCCGCGTTCGAGCGGCTCACGGCGCGACCTCCGCCGGCGTCGCCGGCTCCGCGTCGATCGCCTCGAGCTCGGCCTTGCGCGCGTCCTTCGCAGCCGAGAGCTGCGCCTCGAGCTCCTTATCCTTCGCCTTCCGCGCGACGACCATCGCGTCGCGGTATCGGGTCTTGAGACTCTCGACGTCCGGAGCTTCGCGGACGAGCGCGACCGGGCTCGCGACGACCGGCTCGTCGGCGATCGCGACCGAGCTCGCGGTCGCGGCCGTCATATCCTGTACCTCCTCGGAGGTGTAGACGCCGACCGCGACGCCCGGGAACACCGCGCGGACGCCTTCCGAGATGACGCGCGCGCGGAGCATCTGCCGCGGGTAGGACTTCCACGTCGGGTTCCGGGTCAGGCCGGCGCGCTCGGCCTGCTCGATCGTCCACCGGATCGTGACCGTCCCGCCCGCCGGGTGGCCGACCTTCGCGGCGACCGCGCGGTCGGTGTATTCGGTCCACTCGACGCGGCCTCCGTTCGCCTGAAACCGCGCGAGCAGGGCGTCGGACTTCAGCGTCGGCTTCCCGTTGATCACGTGGTAGTCGCGCGCGGCGAGCGCGGGGTGAAGGCCCTCCGCCTGCGCGATGAGCATCAGCGAGATCGCCTGCTCCGGCGTCCGGATACCGAACAGGCCGGACTTCGCGACGGCGAGTGCCATCCGCTCGACGTCGGTAAACGACACGGCGGAGGAAAGAGCGGTGGTCTGGGTCATGCAGCAGCCCTCGTGGTGAGCCGGTCGACCGTCGAGTCGACCTCGGCGAGAAAGGCGCGGACCTCGGCGTCGAGGTTCGCGATAAAGATGTCGTTGCGCTCGACGCGCTCGACGTAGAGCTGAAGGTCCTTCGGCATCCGCGGGTCGAAGCTGATGAAGTCGCACCACGCGCGGCCGGTTATCCAGAGCTGACCCTGCACCTGCGCCATGTGCTCGTCCGGCATACCGCCGAGGAGAGTCTCGACGTGCGTCGTGCTCGACGGACACTTGATCTCGATCGCGCCGTCGGTCCCGACGAGACCGTCGGGCGACGCGCCGGCGAGGATCGACGGGTGACGGATGAACCCCGTCTCCTCGACCGTCCGCTCCGTCTTGAATTCGTACTCGATCCGCGCGGCGGGCTCGTTGTCGATCCCCCACTGCATCGCGGCCGTCGTGAAGTGCGGCACCGGCTGACCGGTTAGCCGCTCGGTCACGAGCTGTATGAGGTACGACTCCCGAGCCTGCGCCGGCTTGCCGGTTTTCAGCTTCGCGAGGACGTTCTTAAAGGCCGAGGCGGTCGCGCACCCGAGGCGGGCGGCAAACCAGTCGGCGGATCTCTGCTCTGCGAGCATTTCGGTTCTCCTTCGGTTAGCGGGTTGATGAACTATCGGGCGGCGACGCGATGCCGCGCCGCCAGTCGATTCCGGCCTCGTCGCACGTCTCCCGAATCGACTCGAGCGCGGCCCACGGGATCGGGACGTAGACGTCCCGCGGCCCGCGGCGCGCGGCGGAGGAGAATCGGGCGATAGTCGCCGCGGCGGCGGCGAGGCGGATTAGCGGCGAGGGCTCGTCGGAGTCGCCGGCGTGGCCCGTCGGGTGAAGTACGAGCCCGCCGTCCGGGTCGTTCGAGACGACGAGCCCGGCCGCGCGTATCGCGGAGACGAGCTCGCCGACCGAGATGCCGCAGAGGCGGATTGGCGTCGCGGCGGTGATCGACTCGTGAAGGCTCGCGAGGAAACGAGCGGCGCGATCGTCGGCGGACATTAGCGGTCCCTCCAGTCGCGCCATACGCCGAGCCGGTGACTCCGCCACTCCGGCTCGCGCAGGTCGCGCCAGCCGCCGAGGGTTCGCGCGCGCCACTCGGGCTCGCCGAGGTTCCGCCGCCGCTCGCGCCGCCACTCGAGCCACGACTCGAAAAGCATCCCGAGGAACGCTCCGACGCCGAGGAGTACGAACCAGAACGCGAGGAGGACGAACCAGTCGAAGGCTTCGGTGCTCATGGCGCGACCCACACGGACGAGATCCCGCGGTCCCGGGCCTCCGCCGCCGCGGCGCGAGCAGCGGCGGAGTAGAGCCCGGTCCCGGCCCAAACGAGGTAGCCGTCGCGGTCCTCGAAGATCCAATAACCATCGCCGCGCGGCTCCCGGCCGTGAGAGCGGACGTAACGGTCCTTCGAGACGAGGGCGAGACGCGGAGCCCGGACGGAGCGGACGAGCGCGCGGGCCTCGGAGACGATCACCTCGAACTCGGAGTGACCGGAGAGGTAGGCGTCATCGGCGAGCGCGAGGACGTGCTGCGCGAGCGCGAGCCCATCTCGCGCCGCGGCGATCGCCGCGGCCGGCGTCGGCGCGCTCACGGCGTCACCGCCTGCTCGGCGCGGCGAGCGGCGAGGTCGGTCCCCATCGGCTTGCCGTCGAGGTAGACCTCGACGCCTCCGCCCCACGCGGCGTCGTTCCCGCGCTCCGTCTTGAACGTCTCCCGCCTCGCGTGCGTGTGCCACTCGCGGCCGGTCATCCGGAGCTCGCGGCTCGAGTTGTAGTCCCACCCCGAGAGCTGCGTGCGCTGCGGGAGCTTGATCTGCTTCGTGTTCATCGTCGTTCCCCTTTCCGGTCGGTTCGCCGCGTTACGGTTTGCGCGGCGGCGGTTTCGGTTAACCGCTATACGAGATTACGAGTAACCGTAACCCGAGGGAACGGCCGGAGTCAAGGAAACGAGGCAGATGATTCCGGTTCGGAACTATCTCCCGGTCGGAGCCGGGCGGGCGGGCCGGGTCGGCCGGCGGTAGGACGGCGAGCGCGGAGCGGCGGCGCGCTCGTTAGAGTTAGCGGCGATCCTTCGCCGCAGCCTGCACGAGCGACTCGACCATCGCCTCGATATGCTCTCGGACGGAGGCGTCGAGTCGTTCGATCTTCGCGGCGAGGCGGGCGGACTCGGGAGTTATACGCTCGCCGCCATACACGATTTCTAGGCTATTTGAGCGCGGTTTTTCGTTCGCGAGCCGCGCGCCGTTCCCGGTCTCTACCCAGTCGGGATTTAGGCCGAGGGCGGAGCAGAGGCGGTGCATCTGCCGGGAGGAGCGGCTCACGCCGCGCTCGAGATCGTAGAGCGTCGACGCGGCGATCCCGGCGGTCCGCGCAAGCTGCGCGACCGTAACTCCGAGCTCGACGCGGCGCGCCTTTAATCGTTCGCCGGTGCTCATATTGTTTCCCCTCGTTGCGTGTCCGTTCTTCCCGAATACTACCCAACAATAGTAACGGGAAACCGTAGGGATTTTTACGGATTCACCGTAACGTCCGCGACCATGAACTGGTCACACCGAATCCGATGCCTTCGGAAAACGGGCCTCACGCTCGCCGCGATCGGCGACCGCATCGGCCTCTCCCCGGGTGCCGTCTGCGACCTCGAGAAAGGTCGCACCGGAGCTCCTCGCGGCGACGCCGCGCTCGCCCTCGATGCGCTCTATCGAGAGCGGATCGACGGCGTAAAGCCTCGAGGCCGCGCGCGACCGGCGGAGGTAGCGCGATGAAGCAAATGACCTT